GGCGAGCTGGTGGAGGAAGGGGAGGAGTCTCTCTTCACCGATGATGACCTCGCGGAGATCCTCCGCACGTCGCCTCACATGGAGAGAGCGGCTTACGAGGGGTGGCGAATCAAGGCGGCTCACTTCGCCAATCTGGTGGACGTTGTCGATGGCGCGGCTAGCAGGAAGTTCAGCGACCTGCTCGACAATGCCAGAGGCATGATGGCCACCTACCTCAAGGCCCCCGCTGGACCCTCAGATGGGAGGTCCCGAATCGGAAGGATCGTACGACCATGGACCGGATCGAGCTGATCATGAGGCGCCGCGTAGTTGGCGCTTTCATCGATGCGGACCCTGTGTTCATTACGGTTACTCGGGACCTGCCTCCAACTAGAACAGCAGCGGGGGGTCTGACCTCCACACCAGGCCCTCCGCTGCCGGTTCAGAAGGCTCGGATCGTCCAGAATATCCGGCGCCTGTCTCCTGGCCTCGTCAATACTGAGGCTGGCGAGATTCCAGATGATACCTTCCTCCTCATCGGTCGTCACAGCCTAGACATCCAGGTAGATGACACCTTCCTCTGGCGAGGCCTGAAGTACCGAGTGGACCGGGTTCACCCCTTCCGCTTCGAGAGCACTCTTTGTGTCCTTGACTTCGACGGGGGTCCCAATGCCTAGGGTTGGTATCTTCTGGGAAGGCACTGACTTCGGCAGCCTCTATGGCGAGTTCGACCCCAAGGGCGATGCTGAGGAAGTCTTCGAAGAGTATGCTCAGCAGATCCTCGCTGATGCTCGGGCGAACGCCCCCTGGCAAGACCGGACAGGCGATGCTCGAGCCGGCTTGGGTGTGGAGGTCACATCTTCCTTGAGTTCGGTGCAGCTCACGTTGTATCACTCGGTGGAATACGGTCAGTGGCTTGAGACTATCCAGGGCGGTAATTTCGCTGTCATCATGCCCACGCTCGAACGATGGGCTCCACGGCTCTTCAGAGAGGTAGGGGCAAGTGACATGACGACCTCAGAGGGGGATATCATATGAACCCTCGCATCGCCATCTACAACCGGATGGTCAATGATCCGGAGCTTCAGGCTCTGGTAGGTGGTAGGGTCTTCGCCAAGAAGTCGATGACCTCGGCGGTAGAGGAACATCCTTTCATTGTTTACAAGTTCGGAACAGGGTCGAACGAAGACTTGGCTGAGGATGAGCCGATCAAGCGGCAGTATCTTCAGTTCTTCGTTCATGACTTCTCCGACACCGAGACGGGTGACTACTTGCGCATCGATGATGTGCTGAGTCGACTCTATCAGCTCTTTCACAACTGGTCAAACAAGGAAGCGAACATCATTCTCACCTCGTTTCTTGAGACCAGTCAGGACCTCAATGATCTGACCCTCAGTACTGTCATGAAGTACAGTAGGTTCAATTCTCTCATCAAGGAGACACCATGAAGCACCTGGTCTACCGGGGGAACGCCGACTTCCGGCGACTCTCGCCCGAGGACCTCAAGAAGCACGGTGGCGACCTCGCACAGCCGGTGGTCTTCACTCGCGGCGAGCCCGTCGAGGTGAATGAGTCGGTGGCCAAGGCTCTGCTCGAGAACCCCAGGGTCTACGGAAACTTCGAGGTCGTCAGCAAGAAGGAGGCGGCCAAGGTGGAGCCGAAGGCCCAGCCGGCGAAGATCAATCGCGCTGTGGGCACCGTCGATGTCAAGGGTGCCTCGCGTATCGACACGTCCGTGAAGGCGCGCTCGAAGGCGCGTTGACGATCGAGTCAAGCCCTGAGGCACCGATTCGGATCCGTTAACGGCGGGTGGGACTGTCCAGTACGCCTACTTGACCCGATTATCGGCACGACCGATCACAGGCGATTAGGGAAGCGTACGGATATCATGACCCATCAACTCAGATGTAAGTCCACGCTTCACGGCATCCTCTCGGATGACCGCAAGAAGCTGGAAGTGAAGTGCAAGCGCCGTAAGTGCGGTGCTGCGCCCGGTGTGGTAGTTCTCCACACCATCGATCTCGAGACGCTCGACGTCACGACGCGGCGGTTCCATGAACCATCCGCAACACCTGAAAGGAAAAGCACACCATGACGATGCCCGCTTACGCGCTGCCGTTCGGTCTCCGCGAGGTCTGGCTCATCCCCGATGGCCCCGACGGTCAGCCTGACACGGATGCCGCGGTCAAGCTGCCGGCCTCTCGCACGTTCTCCTTCAGCGAGACGGAGGACTTCGAGGAGCTCGCCGGCGACGACCGCACCATCGCCTCCCACGGCTCTGGTCCGACGGTCGACTGGGACCTGGAGGGCGGCGGTGTTTCGCTCGAGGTCGTCCGAGTCCTCGTCGGTGGTACCGTTGCCGAGACCGGCACTTCGCCGGAGGCAGTTCGCCGCTTCGTCAAGAAGACCTCTCACTCGCGCCCGTACTTCTCGGTCGTGGGTCGAGCGATCTCTGACAACGGCGGTGACTTCGTCGGCTGCGTTCGTCGATGCAAGGCGGACGGCGACTTCGAGCTGGAGTTCGCCAACGGGTCGTTCATGCTCACGTCCTGCTCGGGCAAGGGCTACGGCGACCTGGACAACGAGGACCTGTTCTGGTTCGAGCAGCGCGAGTCCGCGGCTGCCATCGACCCCGCCACGATCCTCAACCCCCTCGATGTCGCTCCGGTGATTACCACCACCGACCTCGACGAGATGACGCAGAACGCGGCGTTCAGCCAGCAGCTGGCGGCCACTGGTTCGCCCACTCCGACCTGGGCGGTTACCGCTGGCACCCTGCCGGACGGTCTCACGCTCTCTCCGGGTGGTCTGCTCTCCGGCACTCCGACCGTGGACGGCGCCTACGACTTCACCGTCACGGCGACGAACACCGCCGGCACCGACACGATGCAGTACACCGGCACCATCGCCACCGCCTGATTCACAGGAGTGGAAGGACTACAGGAAACCCCCTTCCGCGCTCCGGATCAGATATGATGTGATCGATGCGGGGTATTTCGTCTTTGGTATTCGTATATGCACCCTTTAGGGGTGCAATACGACATAACGAAACGAACGACCTCACATCATCGATCCATCTCAGCAACACAACAACAGAACGAAATTGATCCCCAGGAGGACCAAAGACATGGCTACCAAGAAGCAGCCTCAGGACCGCAAGCCCAGCTCCGCGGCGGACTTCAAGAAGAGGGTCCGCACGACGCTCGAGCTGCCCAGCGGTCTCGTCGTCAAGGTGAAGAACCCGGGCGGCATGCAGGCCTACCTCTCTCAGGGCAAGATCCCAAACACCCTTCTGCCTCTGGTGCAGCAGGGCATCAAGCAGGGGGGTGTGGATCAGGCTGAGGTCGGCAAGGCCATCGAAGACCCGGCAGCTATCGCGGACATGCTCGACCTGGTCAATACCATGGTCATCGACACCTGCGTTGAGCCGAGGGTTTACCCTGCTCCTGAGGACGAAGACGATCGAGACGACGACCTCGTCTACATCGACGAGATGTCGGACAGCGACCGGATGTTCATCTTCAACTGGGTGAACTCGGGGGTCACCGACCTCGCCCGATTTCGTCAGTAACAACACGAACCTTTGGGTCCTTTGGAGAATGTCCCAGGACCTGAACTGCCGGCCCTCAGACCTTCTGGGTATCCAGGGGGTCTATGAGGCGTATTGCCTAGATCAAGCCGTCTGGTACGCCGGTACTCATATCGATGCCGACCTCAACGAGGCTGTTGACAACGCTATTCACTCGGGTAGCAAGTCCAAGCAGCATAAGGGGAAGGCGGACATGGCTCGGAAGCGGGTCATGCGCAAGTACTTTGGCGCGGATGAGGCTCCTACGCAATTCGCCGATCCAGCCGCCATGGCTCGATAACTAGCCCCTAGGAGGCACCCCTTGGCTCTCGGTCAGATCCGTGGCCAGATGATCCTGGATGTACAGCAGGCTCTGGCCGCGTACACATCCGTTCGTCTTGCCCATCTGAACACCGTTACCGCCCTTGCAACGGGCGGAGGCGCGATCATGGGTGTGGGAACCCTGGTAGCCGGAGCCGGTGTCGCCATGGGTGCCGGCATCATGGTCGCGGTGAACGCGGCCGGTGAGTTCGAGCGCAAGCTGGACTACTTCCTGGCGGTCTCTGGCGCCACTCAGGAAGAGTACGACGCGATCCGGGTTGAGGCGCTGCGCCTGGGTCAGGACACGATCTACTCCGCCGACCAGATTGCTGAGTCTTTCGTAGAGCTCGGCAAGGCGGGTGTCTCGGCCCAGGATATCATCAATGGTATTGGCGAGGGAGTCGCCAACCTCGGTGCGGCAGCGGATATTCCGCTTGACACTGCGGCAACGATCCTCATGTCCGCAGTCCAGACCTTCGGTCTTGGCGCGGATGAGGCAGTCGGGGTTGCGGACCGGCTTGCCGGCGCAGCCAATGCGTCCATTATTGAGGTCGAAGACCTGGGTGTCTCCCTGAAGTATGCCGGTGGTGTTGCGGCATCTCTCGGTATCCCCTTCGAAGATGTTAACACCGCACTTGCTCTGCTCGGTACGTACGGTATCCGCGGCTCGACCGCTGGTACCTCACTTCGGCAGATGCTGGTGTCCCTGAGCGGGAGTACGAAGAAGGCTCGAGACACTCTCGAGGAACTGGGCATCATCACCGAAGATGGAGCTAACCAGTTCTTTAACGCCGATGGGTCGGCCAAGTCGCTCGCTGAGATTTTCCAGGTCTTGCAGGACGCGACTGCTGGGCTGAACGAGGAGCAGCGACTTTCTGCGCTTCGGAGCATCTTTCAGAACCGAGCTCTGGCCTCGGCCATTGCACTCACCACTGAGGGTGCTGATGGATTCGCCGAGATGGCTGCTGCCATCGAGCAAACTACTGCTGCCGATGTCGCGAGCCAGCGACTCGACAACCTCTCTGGTGACATCGAGATCCTTCGGGGTAACATCGAGACCCTGATGATCACCAGCGGTTCTACGCTGCAAGACTTCTTCCGCGGCCTCGTCCAGGGCGCGACTGAAGCTCTTCAGTGGTTCCAGAACCTGGGTGAGGGTACACAGGCATTCATCCTCAAGGCCGCTTTGGTAGTCTCGGTCTTGATGGTGGTCGTGGGTGTCTTCGGAGTCTTTGCGGGCTCCCTACTCAACATCATTGGCTTGATTATCAGGCTTAAGGATGCCGCTGTACTCTTCAGCGCTCTGAGCAAGGCGATCAAGGGAGCAGCGGCAGCTCAGTGGCTCCTCAATGGCGCCTTTCTCGCAAACCCCATTACGTGGATCATCATTGGCATTGTCGCCCTCATCGCGGCATTCATCCTCCTCTGGAACAATTGCGAGGGCTTCCGGAACTTCTTCATCAAGCTCTGGGAGCACATCAAGGCAGCCGCTGCTGCGGTCTGGGAGTGGTTCCTCAACCTGCCTAGCTGGTTCAGCAACCTCTGGAACTCGATCTCATCGACCGCCTCCTCGGTGTGGAATAGCATCATCCTGTTCTTCGGCTCGATCCCGGGTCGCATCACTGCTTTCTTCTCCACCATTGGTACTTTCTTCACGAACCTCTGGAACAACATCGTCAACTGGGCAGTGACGACTTGGAACAGCTTTCTTACCTTTGTGGCGGCCTTGCCTGGTAGGATCGGTGCCTTCTTTGCTGAGCTGCCTGGTTTGCTAGGCTACTGGATCGGTTTCGCCATTGGCACCATTCTGCGACTCCTCTACGAGGCAGCAGTCACCATTGGTGAAGCAGTAGTGGCGATCGTCACTGCAGTAATCACCTGGTTCTCAGAGCTGCCTGCACGGGTTGGGGCCATCTGGCAATCCATGGTGGACTGGGTGATGAACATCCTCATTCCATGGGTTGCTCAGGTGATCGAGTCGGCTGGGAACGTGGTCACCTCGATCTTGCAGTGGTTTGCTTCACTGCCTGGTCGGGCTGCTACCTTCTTCAGCAACATGGTCTCGAGAATTATCAGCTGGCTTCGTAATGCTTGGGATGCTGCGAAGACCTATGGTCAGCGAGTGGTGGATGGGTTCATCAGCTTCATCCGCAACCTGCCGTCTCGAGTTGCTACCTTCTTTACCACCCTGTACAACAACATTCGGAACAAGCTCACTGACGCCTGGAACAAGGCTAAGGAGATGGGCCGGAATATCCGAGATGGCATTGTCAATGTTATCAACGGGTTGCCTGGCACAGTTCGGGGTATCTTCGACCGAGTAGTCCAGGCGATCAAGGACAAGATCAGCTCGGCATTCAACGCAGTCCACGACTTTGCTAGCGGGCTCTGGGAGGGCTTTAAGGACGGTCTGGGCATTGCTTCGCCCTCGTACATCGAGCACGCGATGTGGGCGATTACGGACGTTCTGGACACCGAAACGGACCGCATGGCTGGCATGGTTAGGCGGATTCAGGGTCTGGGTAACAACATTAGCGAGGTCGGTAATCATCTTGGCGAGGGTTTCGGAAGCTCGCTAAACGAGGGGCTGCGCACGATGCGCTCGTCGCTGCATGAAGCTCGCACGATGAGCGACCAGCTCGTCGCCCTAAACGCCGCGAATCAGCTATCGGGTGATATCACCGCGACGCAAAGTGGCGGAACGCTGGGAGTGCTTTCAACCGGTTCCGGCGTCACCAACAATTACTACGACATGGGTGACGTCATGATTCCCGTAGAGGACCTGGAAGAGGTTAAGACAGTGAAGGATGTGTTCGATACCGTACAGCGGTCGGCACGGCAGCGAGGGGGTAACTGATGGCTATCACCTGGGGTGCCGGCGACGGTAGCGGCTACGGTATCTTCTACGTCGGCATCGACTACTCCATCAGCGGTACTTCGGTCACCGTTCGTTACTACGTTCGGACTGAGGCCAACTCGGTCAACGACACCCAGAAGCTTACCTTCTACGGTAAGATCTCAGGCAGCAAGTCGTTCACCATGAACACCCCGAACATGGGTGCTCAGTTGGTCCACACCGCTAGCTTCACGGGTTCTCGTGGGTCGAGTTACACGGTCAGTGCATCGCTCTCTGGTACGTACTCGGGGGGTACGCCGAGTCATAGCCGGACGATCACCATCCCCGCGGTTGAGCCGTCCAAGCCGGGTACCCCGTCGGTCTCATCGATCACGAGTAATGGGGCGAAGGTCACTTGGTCTGCCCCAACGAACAACGGTGGCTCATCCATCAAGCGGTATCAGGTCTCGTTCTCTGAGAGCTCGTCGTTCTCCAACGACGATCGGGCCTATACGACCTCGCGCTCGTACACGTCGACGAGCCGTGCTCCGAACAAGACCTACTGGGTTCGAGTTCGGGCTGAGAATGGAGTAGGCTGGTCTGGTTGGTCAGGTTCTCGATCGTTTAAGACCAAGCCGAGTACTCCTTCGGCACCCAGCAGTGTCTCGGTCTCTCGGACTAACGACACACGCCAGGTCATTAGCTGGAACCGCAACAATACAAGCGGGGCCCCGTACGACAACCTATACGTCGAGCGCTGGGATAGTGTCACTAACTCGTACTCGGTCAGGGCAACATTGTCGGGGTCGGCCTCGTCTTACACTGACACGGGTACGGTGGCAAACCGTCGCTATCGATACCGCGTTCGTGCCAAGAACTCGTCGGGGTACTCGAGCTACGGCTACAGCAACTACATCAGCACAACTCCGCTGCCGCCCACCAATGTCAAGGCGACTAAGAGCGGCGGCAATATCGTCCTGACTTGGTCGATTCCCGAAGACACGGGCGGTGACGGCCCGGGCAATGGCATCGAGATCTGGCATGCCACCGATGGGGTGTGGGATGGGACTGCTTTGGCTGTCCTAAACACCATGGCAACGACCTACACACATCTGTCGGTCAACAATGCCGTCACTCACACCTACCGGCTGAAGACTCGGGCGACCAAGGATACGCCCAACCTCTATTCCGCATACTCGTCACCATCCAACACGGTTCAGCTGCTGGCGCCTCCTTTGGCACCAACAGTCATCTCGCCGGCGGATGGCTCGGTGTACGCGGATGATGGCAGCGGTGAGACGGTTGTCACCTGGCAACATAACCCGGTCGACACCACGGACCAGACCAAGTTCGAAGTTCAGTGGCGAGCCAACGAGGATGTCGAGTGGCAGACCAGCGGCGAGATTGAGTCGACCGAGTCCAGCTACATCATTCCCGACCTGAGTCACGAACAGACATGGGTCTGGCGAGTGAGGACTTGGGGTGAGTACGCTGACCCCTCGCCGTTCAACGTGGCCTCGACCTTCACGGTCTCTTCGCCGCCTACGGTGGACTGGGTCTCTCCGGTCGATGAGGACATTATCAACCTCGCGTCGGTCACCGCGGAGTGGTTGTACTCGGACCCCGATGGTACGGCTCAGACAGGCTGGGAGGTCGAACTTTGGCAGGATGACCAGCGTCTCGAACATCAGTCGGGAGATGATGACTCGACCCTGGTCCCCATGGAGACTCAGCTACAGAACGAGGTTCAGTACGAGCTCCGAGTTCGAGTTCGTGATGAGGCTCCGCTGTGGTCTGACTGGGTCTCGGTGTTCTTCACAACCGACTTCCTCAAGCCCGCGGGCGCGACCATCATCGGCAACTACAACCGAGATGATGGCAGCATGGGCATCACTATCAACAACCAGGTGGTGGTGGGGGCTCCAGATACGGTTTACAACGAGGTCTGGGTCTCGGAAGACCCAAGTCTCCACACGCTCTACGAGGCTTGGGAAGAGGCGGTCATCAACGCCGGTCCGACGATCACGTACACCTGGCTGGGAACTGCCAATATGTCGCCCTCGGTGGAGACTATTGATGGCCTCGTGACCCGCACAAACGTCCTGCTAAGGCCACAGCCGAACCCGCCCGATGGTGTGGGAGGCTGGGCCACTTCAAACTCGACTCGGTACGTCTCGAGTTTTGATGAGGGAGCGGGACCTGAGGGTCATCCTGCGCTGATGGTGGAACGAACTACGGAGTCGCCGAACAACATCATTGCCGACGTCTATGCTATCGGTAGTACTGATACTTCCACAAGTGTTGAGCACCTGACTGAGGTACTTCCCGATACTCAGTATACCGCGTCCGTCTACCTGAAGAGTGGGCTCGCCGCGTGGCGAAGCTGGATGTATATTTACTGGTATGATGGTACGGGTACACTGATCTCGAATCCTGAGACTGGTTGGGTGGACCAAGAAGGCAGTGACTGGACTCGGATCAGCATGACTGAGACTTCGCCGGCCGGAGCAGCCTACGCTCGACTGAGGGTCTTCGTGGGTACGACCGGTGGTAATATTATCGGCGGTGAGACGGCCTGGGTGGCTGACGCCCAGCTCGAGGAGGGGCCCGATGTTACCCCCTTCTTTACTGGCGACAGCATTAACCAGGCCACCGAGGAAGTTCAGAACGCCCGTCAGGCGCTTGAGGCCGCCTGGCGAAGCACGGCTCGACTGTTGGCTACGGACCTCGACCTGAACACGACCATCACTTACGATCTGCCTCGGCTCGGCGTGAACAGCTATTACCGAGTAATCACCGCGAGCGACCTGCCCTCTTACAACGAGGGGGCGATCGTACCGCTGATGGCCGGACCGACTCATGGCTGGATGTTCCTTAATGGAGGTCCCGACTTCACCCAGTCGGTTCGCCTGCGAGCTGAGCTGAAGATCGGTCGCACGCAGTCTCGGGAGAAGACCTACAACCGATACAAGGGGCGGCCGAAGCCCATCCCGACGGTGGGTGAGGGGATTACGCATCAGATCAGCGTGAGTGCCAAGATTCGACCCACGAATCGTCCGGAACCATCGAGTTCCGCCGATGATGTGGTAGAATTGTCTCTGCAGCCCGGCGACGTCTACATGCGTGACCCGCTTGGTCACAAGTGGCTGGTTTCTATCGACCAGGTAGAGCCAGAGGTTTATGGGCTTTATGAGGCAGTTAGCTTTAGCGCTCAGGAGGTGGAAGGGTGAGTATCGACCCCTCAGTGCTCATTGGTCGTCGGAATGAGCGTTGGCGGTTTGATCTACTCACGCTCAATGACACCTACATCCGTCCCCTGAGGCGAGTGGTGGATGGGAAGTTCGACTTCTCGATCCACAACACCATTCGCTCAGGTGGCGACTTGACCTGTGCCTACGAGCCCGACATCGACTGGCTCAAGGTTCGCATTCAGCCATGGTATATTCTACTTGACGACGACGATGAGACAGAGCTCGCCAAGTGGCCGATGGGGGTCTTCATCCCCGAGTCGCCTGGCGAGAAGTTCTCATCGACTGGCGCGTCCGTAGAGCTCCAGCTTTACGACAAGCTCCTGCTGCTCAGTCGTGATGAAGTGGAATCAACCTGGGTCGTCCCAAAGGGCACAGACGGTCTGCTAGCTGTTCGTCAGGTGATCGAATCGGTGACCGAGACGCAGTTGGTGGCCGAGGACCTTGGAAAGACGATCGCAGGCGACATGGTGTGGGATGTGGGGGAGACGAAGCTTCGGATCATCAATGACCTCCTGGAGTCAATGAACTACTTCAGTCTCTGGGTCGATGGTTACGGTCGATACCGTACGAACCCCTACATCGAGCCAATGAGCCGAGGTCTCGCCTGGGAGTTCGTTGACGACCGAGACAGCATCTATAGTCCGGACTACGAGCACAAGGCGGACTACTTCAATGCGCCGAACAAGGTCATTCTGATCGGACAGGCAGAGGGGGACGAGGAAGCACCAAGAGCGGTGGCTCTGAACGAGAATCCAGAGTCACCGCTCAGCTTCCAGAATCGAGGTACCTGGATCAGCTACACCGAGCAAGGTGTGGAGGCTGACTCTCTAGGGACTCTACAGGCCATCGCCCAGCGACGGCTAGCGGAGAAGTCTCAGGTGACCTCGAGTTTCACCGTGAACAGCGCTCACATCCCATTGGAGCTGAACGGACTGGTTCGCTTTGTTGACTCAGAGTACGATCGCGAAGCCTACTGTGTCCTTCAATCATTCTCGGTGAACACACAACTGGGGTCAATGATGGAACTGGAAATGCGACGGGTGGTCGAAACATGACAGGTAACCCCCTAGTCGATGCCTTCCTGCCCCCGGGAGGGAATTCCACACCGCCGACGAACTATAGGTGGGGCATCGTCTCGGGCTGGGATGGTAATCGATGCCTTGTTCACTTGGATGGGGACTTCGATTCTGAGGATAACCCCATCATTATGCCGGCAGCTGTTCAATACGTAGGCTCAACCCCCCGAACTGGGGATAGAGTCTTAGTGTTGATTCATCATCTTCGAGCCACCATTCTGGGAGTACTATCTCCCTCTACATCGGTGATTGGCCCAGAGGGAAGTACTTCTGAGTCGGTCTTGAGGCTGAACCGCGTCGTCAGCGGTTCTCAGTTGGCGTATGAGTTCCAGGCGGGCGCCAGCGAGCAGGCCAACATCATGGTCAAGAAGGACGACCAGACTCACTCGATCTTCCGAGTGGGGCGCGATGGTCAGCTGGGGGTGCAGACCTACACCGTGTCGGGCAGCGGCAGCGCCACCCGTCCACTGCCGTTCGCCACGGCCAGCGGCGAGGTCTCGGTCGACCTGCTCAGCAGCGGCAACTACGACACGTACTCGGTCACCTTCCCGAGCGGGCGCTTCACGAAGTCACCGCTCGTGTTCGTGAACACTCAAGGCACCGTGCCGCGCCGGACCTTCGGCGCGACCGGTACCAGCACGAGCGGCTTCACGCTGCGGACGGCCAACTACAGCGGCGGGAACTCCGGCGCGCAGACCGTGCACTGGTTCGCCGTGCAGATGGAGGTGTGAGGTGGAGGACGAAGACGAGGAGCAGACCAAGATCATCGAGGTGGTCTGCGCGACCGAGGGCTGCAGTAACGCCGGCATCCCGATCCAGTTGGAGGTGCCCGAGTCGATCCGCGCCGTGTTCTGCGGCGTCTGTGGGCAGCGGATCATCGAGTACGACGAGGGGTGATGGTGTGATTGATTTCCTCGGGGTGCCCCTCAGTCTGGTGAACGCCTCCGGCTGGGGGGCATTCGCCCTGCTCGCCTGGGTGGTGATCCGTCTTGTACTAAAGGGTCAACTCTATCCTGCCAGGTATGTGCAAGAGATTAGGGAAGACCGAGACCAGCGGCTCATCGAGGTAGGTGCCTGGAAGGCTGCATTCGAAGAGCGAGGCATCGTTGTCAGGGACCTGCTATCACAGAACCGCAAGCTACTGGAGCTCTCGAAAACGAGTGCTCACATCCTCAAGTCGCTACCAAACACGGGGGACATTGAAGAGGAGGCTCGCAGTGGGTAATCGTTGGCGCTGGCCGTGGACGCAACCCGAAGAGCTGAAGTGCCCCGAGCCGTCAACCTTGGTCGAGGCTGAAGAGGCGCTCGAACAAGTACACCGTGAGCAAGAAGAAGTCCGAGAACTCCAGCCCCAAGTGACACACGTAACTAGAGAAATAGCCATCGAGCGCGAGGTCAACCACCTGGCGGCGCGCTTTCGAGAGGCACTACGGGGAGGACACGCATGAGGCCGGACACCTTGGCGCTCATACTCGCAGCGATTCCAGCCATCGCTTTCGTCATTCTCTACCTGAACGAGTACCGGCACATCTGGCCCACACCTGAGTCCCGCCACCTGATCGGCTTCACGGCCATTATCGCCCTTGTTCTCCTCGAGGAGCTGGCTCGCAGGGTGTGGATCGACATCATCCCCCGAGAAGCCCACCGGGTTTTCGTCGCCGCTACCGTCACGGGTGCCTCAATCTTCCTCTGGCAACGACTGTACATGCTCTTGCGATACCAGGTGATACCTCGCAAGAAGCGCCGGAGGGCTGCAAAGAACCCACGCAAAGACCCCCCCAGTTCGCCTGGGGTGAACAGGTCCGGCCAGGGCCTAGACAAGGAGAATCATGAGCAAGAGGATCGTTTCTGAGGAGCTCGAGTTCGCCGCGAAGCAGGGCTTTGTCAGAACCGCAGCTCAGTCCATCGCCGGCGCGCTCGCCGGTGGTATCAGTGCTACTGCGATCGTGACTGTGGTCTCGGGCGAGGTCGAGCTGGTGCCGACGCTGATTACCTGGGGAGTGGCAGTGGCGACTCCGTTCATCAACGGGGCTCAGTCGTACTTCTCCATCATCGGACGCGGCATCCCGGAGGCATACGTCGAGGCGGGAGAGCAGCAGGCCTGACACCTCCGGCGACAGACCCCCACATCTGGCTTTCCAGGCTGGGTGTGGGGGTCGTAGTCGTGTGTTAGGGGTCGCCGTGATCGCGCGTCGATCGTCGAGCGTCAGGCACCTCAAGAAGCCGTCTATATCGCTCCCTAATCGCCGTTGACATAAAAGCAGCATGATTAGATGGCCCTTGCGGTAGGAGCGATTTAAGGAACATACACAGCTCATCGCCCCCACCTAGAATGGCGAAGAGGTGAGGGCGAGAGCTAAGGGGCACCAGTTGGTTGTTCAAGCCTGAGCAGTTCGAGGAGCTGCAGCCTCTGGGTTGCCACTGAGAGGGAGCTACTACTCGAGAGGAATGCTGCTAGGCCCCCTTAAAGTTTGGGCTGGGCGCGATAAGATCATCGTCGTTTAAGATCGATCCGGTCTACCGATCATAGGAAGATCCCCAGTGCATCTGTGCTCTATGAAGTTGTGCCTCTTGGAAGTTGTCGGCCTGAACCCATACTATCCGACTTGGCGCTTCCCCTACCAGTTAGCGCAGTTCCCTTGGGAGGAGAGGGTCAGTCCTCGTCCTCGAGCTCGTCGTCCTCGTCGGACTCCGCGGCGGCAGCGGCAGCTGCGGCGGCCTTCTGCTCCGCCTTGCGCTGCTTGAGCGCCTCGAGCTTCTGGCGCTTGTCCTCCTCGAGCTCGCCGGCCTGGAAGGCCTTGAGGATCGCCTTGACCTGCGGGTCGTTCGGGCCGGCGAACTCCCACCGAGCGCGGTTGCCCGGGATGATCTCGCGGTCGAGTCGACCGTCCTTGGCCATCTTGCGGAGCAGGACGCGCAGCTCGCGGGTGGTCGTCTTCTTGCCGAGCTTGTTCGAGATGAGCTCGACGACGTCGGAAACGCCGAAGATGGGCTCGGTGGTGGCCTCCTCGGCCTCGACCTCCTCGACCTCCTCGACCTCGGGCTCGGGAGCCGGCTTCGCCTTAGCCTTGGTGCTGGTGCGCTTGGTCGCCATGATATGGCTTCCTTTCTTGTTGGGGGTAGTGGCAGTCTGCCCTCATCGGTTGGGTTGAGCAGCCCTACATACATTAATGGGCTCAGCTTCGGTTGTCAAGGCGGCGAGGAAGGCATCTTCCCCTTGCCTTGACGCGGTTTAAACGAGGCATATATAATCGAGGTCATGGGCAAGTACCTGATACTCGAGTTCGAAGATGACGCTACGGCGGATCGCTTCATCGAGAAGGTGGATTCTGCTACGCGCGCAGGTAAACTGTATCGCATCATCGGCATCTTCCAGAAGCCTCCTCGGAAGCGATGCACCTGTGCCGGCGAGAAGTCATGGACCGAGCGTCAGCGGTCAAACACCGTTAAGCGTCACAAGAAGCTTGGGTTCTGGTACTGCAGTGAATGTAAGCGCGTGCGCGGGGGAGCTCAGTCACCGAAGAACCTCAGGCAAGCCGAAGGCGAATATGGTCCTTACCTGAGATTCGACGACGATCAGAAGCTCATCCCCAACTACCCCTTCACGGAGGCATACTCAAAGTGAAGTACCGTTGGAAGAAACGGCCCTACAAGCACCAGGTTGCCGCGGTAAAGAACTTGCTAGCTCGTGGCTGGGGCGGTGCCCTGCTCATGGAACCTCGGACAGGCAAGACAAAGGTGGCTATTGACTACCTCTCTATCCTGCATATGCAAGGGAAGGTGAACCGGGTTCTCGTGATCGGCCCTATCGTCGCCCTTGCGGTGTGGGAACAGCAACTTGCCGAGAACTGCCCCGTGAACTACCACATCACGAAGTGGGACCGTAAGGGTCGGAAGAAGGAGCCTCTGCCGAAGTATGGCAAGGATAGGCTCGACATCGTGCTGATGAATTACGACGCATTCTCCACACCGGGGGAGTGGCGAACCGACCGGAAGGGGAACCTGATCCTCGACCCTGCTGGCAAGCCGATTCGCTCACGCAGTAAGGGTGGACGATACGACGTCAAGAAGCAGATCAAACTCTGGCAGCCTCAGATGATCATTCTGGATGAGAGCCACCGAATCAAGACGCCCTCTGCCAAGAAGACCACTGCAATCTTGTCTCTTAGGGATATCCCAGAGTATAGACTGATCCTGACTGGAACGGTGGTGACCAAGAGCAAGCGACTCTTCGATGTCTACGCTCAGTGGAAGTTCCTGAACCCACAGCGATTCGCGGGGATGACCTTTGCCGACTTCAAGGCAAACTACGGGCGATGGCTCCCTCGAGAGAAGTACTCTCAGTGGATAGGTAATCGAAACGAAGATGACCTCCATGCAAGGATTCACCTCGACAGCTTCAGTGTGACTCGAGAAGAGTGTTATGATCTACCGGAGCAGACAGTTCAGATCATCCCAGTAGAACTTGAGGAGAGCGCCCCAGTCTACGACCAGATGGCTGAGGACATGGTCGCTCGCATCCACACAGGTGAGATTACGGAGGCGTCAATTCGTCTTGTTCAGCGACTCAGGCTTCAGCAGATCACCTCAGGGTTGGCCACGACTATGCCCTCCCCGGAGCATCCGAAGGGTCAGCTGCGTATTATCGGGGCGGAAAAGCTGCGGATGATTGAGAGCCGCCTGGAAGACCTTATGGAAGCCGATGAGAAGGTCGTCATCGGTGCACTATTCAAGGCGGACATCAGTCGACTGCAGCAACTCTGCCAGAAGATGAAGGTCCCATACTTCACTATCAGGGGCGGGATGAAGGACAGTGAACGCGAGTACGCATGGAAGCAATTCCCGAAGGTTCGCGGAGGTGCGGTCTTCATTGGCCAGCCCGCAGCTGCTGGTGAGGCTATCGATCTTAGCTGTGCTTCTATCCTACAGTGGTATAGCCTGCCTTCCAGCTGGGTGAACTTCCGTCAGTTCTCTGATCGCATCGCACTCAGCGATAAGCCGACGTTCCATGAGTTCTACCTTGCTCGAGGTACCATTGATGAACTAATGAAGGAAACGTTGGATGAAGACGGCGACATTGGCAAGGCCATGATCTCAAGCCCCGACCGTCTGCTGCGCATGAACGCGGCTTTGACATCTCGCAATTCTGAGTGATAATATTACCACGTAGAGAAAAGAGGTTGCCATGATCATCTTGGAAGGCCCAGATGGCGCGGGCAAGACTACGTTGCTGTCGGAGCTACAACAGCACTTCGGTTTCCCCGTCGCCGATCGTGTGGTCAGCAAGGATGCCGAAGCGATGGTCGATCTCCAGAGCTGGGTCGAACAGAACGTTCGACAGGGGTTCCAGGAGATGTTCTTCGATCGTCACCGTCTGGTGAGTGAGTTCATTTACGGCCCCGTACTGCGACGACATGCAGAGCCTGGTTTCACAGACGTGGGCTGGACTGGGGCGATGCTGCAGCTGTTCTACCACATCCGACCGGTGGTGATCTACTGCCTGCCTCCGCTTCAAGTGGTCAAGGACAACCTCCGAGGCGATCCCGACAACGAACGAGTCAACCCACACATCGAGTCGATCTATCAGGCATATCTTCAGCGAGCTTGGATGGATCGCATGATCAACCCTTACTCGGCCATCTATGACTACACCACTGACGGTCAGGAGGAGGATCACCTCAAGTACTACATCGACCTGATCAACGAAGCTCTCAGGTATGCTAAGTACCGGGCTTCGATCAACGCCAAGTACACCCCCATCGAAAGGTAATAGCATGGTAGGAGACAAGCTCGACCAGATGTTCCATCTCCAGGGCATCCTGCAGCGCGACACGTACGGCGCTCACCCTGCCGAGATCGAGGACATCGAGGAGCGAATCCAGTTCTATAAGGACATGCACGTAGCCATCGTCGACGAGCTTCACGAGGCGCTCGCTGAGATCGGTTGGAAGCCCTGGGCAACCTCGCGACACATCAACGAGGACGCGGTGAAGGGCGAGCTGGTGGATGCCTTTCACTTCTTCATGAACCTCTGTATGCTGGTCGGCATGACTCCGGAGGAGCTCACGAGGAGATACGTGCTCAAGCGGGAGAAGAATATCAAGCGCCAGCAGGATGGCTACGATGGGGTCTCGAGCAAGTGCGTTGGGTGTGGGAGGGCGCTTGACGATGACGCAGTGACCTGTCGAATCTCGGACAATGGGCGATACGCATACTGCTATGCGGCGTCTGACGGATCTCACAGGACGTTCACACTCTCATGAAGAAGCCGATCGATCAGGGTCGACTCGTAGGCCTGATTCTTGCTTGGGCCTTGTCTGCTCTCGTTATCTCTCTCATTATTCTCGCCATCGTCAAGATCTGGAGCTGGATTCTTTCATGAGAACATACACTGCACCCACTCTGACCGAGCTGCACGACCAGATGTGCAAGTCCCTGGTCTTCGCTTACGAGGATGAGCTGGACATGGTCACTTCAGTGGATGTTCAGATTCATGATGTGGTCGCTCGAGCCGAGTCGATGGCTTGGGATTTCGACCTGAAGTCAATGTGGCTCACCAAGAGTCGCTGGTCGATGATGGTCCGTCAGTATATCGATGCCGAAGACCTCGAAGCCTGGATCGGTCAGTGCACCGGGAAGATCGGTCTTCGTGGACGAGGCATTGCTGTCATGCGAACCAAGAACGTCAAGCCCCGAGGTGGAGCTGCTACCGGCCACAGCAACAAGGAGACCCGCCGATGGGGCTCATGTATGCTGAACATCTCGTACAAGGCTCTACCAACTCCTCAGATCACACTTCACTCACGCACTTCCTACCTCGGCTACATCGGGGCACTCGACCTCTCGGTCGCCTGGATGTGTGGAGTCTACCTCGCCAAGGAGATGGGATGCAAGGTAGAGGACTTCGCCTTCGTCTGGCACAACGAAGCGATCCAATGGCACAACTTCAAGTCGCTTGCTTTCCTGCTCAATTACCCTGGTAGCGACGAGGATCGGGAACAGTACCGACGGTTCCTGATGTCACCCTCGAGCGAACTGACTAGGGACGAAAAGCGACTCATCCTCGAGTCACCTGGTCTTCGACTGTCGAGGAAGTGGCTTGCCAAGGTGCTGAAGGAGGACGCTGCCGGCCTGACCTATGGCGACATGACGTACAACACCTATCGTCGAATCCGCCGCAGGTTCCACACCGAAGTGCTCGGCTACGAGCGAGCCAAGGACTTCGAGGGCTGGTCCTACTACAAGCAGGGCCCGAAGGAAGGACAGCAGAAGGAGTACTTCAAGGCCTATCAGTTGCTACCCCATACACGAGTTGATAGCCTTGATTTCTCGCCGATTGGCATGCCGAAGAGCCGCAAGTACGGCGAGGCCTTCGTTGGAGGCTGGGAAGAAGAAGATGACGATGAGTAGAATTGCTGCCTACCACTCAACACGAGTGACAGCGACGCAGTACTCACTGACAGTGAGACATCTCAAGCAACTGATGGACTTTGTCGCTCAGCACGGGCTATCCCCCGACCAAAGAGTGGAGGTTCATCTCGAGCAATCGTACAACCACCCCACTGACCCCGGCGGGAGGCTTAGCCTTGAGATCGAGATCGCGGTCGACTCGGAGGGCAAGGTAATCCGATGATCCACCTGGTGCAGGCGGACGATTTCTCAGAAGCGTTCCTGACGCTCCGCAATCGGCTACTTGATGTCAAACCACTCAAGGCGGGTCGCTGGCAATCGAGGGACGTCTCTGAGCTGCCTCAGGGCACGACTTACGAACTCGCGAACGTGACGATCGTGATGGGCCTGCCGCAGACGGCACACCACCTGGCGATGCAGACTCGAGCTCACTTACCCTGGGCTGAGGATCACTTTCAGGAGCGCGTCAGTCGAGAGCCGCTGAACCCCGCGCCGAGCGAAGCGTGGTGGCCATTCGCCCAGAAGAAGGAAGGCACCACCAACACGGATCATCGCATGGGCGAGAAGTTTTCCCACACCTACCCCGAGCGAATCTGGCCGAAGCATGCTCAGGGATCAATTGCTTCCAATCAACGCATGAAGGTCTACAACAACATGCGGGGGATCCGATTCGACTATGGTGATCTCGACGATGTGATCCACCTACTACACGAGGATCCGACCACCCGCCAGGCATACCTGCCCATCTGGTTCCCCGAAGACACGGGGGTGCATCACGGGCAGCGGGTGCCTTGCACACTGGGGTATCACTTCATGATCCGCGAGGATAAGCTCCAGATCACATACTACATGCGCTCCTGTGATCTGGTTCGTCACTTCCAGGATGACGTCTACATGGCAGGTCGCCTGGCCCAGTGGGTACGAGATGAGTTGAACAACCGGCGAGGCAAGGTGGAACTCGAGGTCGGAGAGCTTATCATGCACATTGTCTCGCTACATATCTTCGGGGGCGATGTTCCAATCATCGAAGCTAAGGGAGATGAGTGGTGATGGAGTACTGCTGCGAACCAAACTCGGGTAGTTGCTGTGGCCCAGGGTCTTGGTGCTGTAGTCGAGCGGGAGAACATGCTCATCCTGAGCTGGAGGGCGATGAGTAATGAATGGGCGTATCACTCGGGATGACATGCTGATGAATGTGGCTCGTATCTTCGCACTGCGAGGTACGTGTACTAGGCTGCGAGTGGGGGCAGTCTTTAGTAGAGATGGTCGGATCATCGTTACTGGCTACAATGGAGCCCCTGCTGGCATGCCTCACTGCGACCACACCTGTGATTGTCTCGAAGAGGAGGGTCATCATGAGAGCTGTCGATCTGTACAACCGTGCATGATCGCCGAACATGCTGAGCGTAATGGGGTGGCCTATGCTGCGCGGCTCGGTCTTGCGCTCGAGGGAAGTACTCTGCATGTGACTCACGCCCCCTGCTATGAGTGCGCTCGGTCGATCGTCAATGCAGGTGTGGAGAGGGTGATCTTCGCGGAATACTATCGATCAGAGGCGGGATTGGAACTCATGCGACAGGGTGGGCTAGTCGTAGTTTACAAGCCTACCGAGGATCGCATATAATGGGTGGCATGACTCGCCTGCCCCTCTCGGTGATTCGCAACCCCTATTGTAAGGGGTGTCGACTTCGCGATACTGCAGATGTAATCTGCGAACTAGGCTTCGGGAACGAGCAAGCTGATGTCATGGTCGTCAGCAAGATGCCTAATTCCGACAACTATCAGCGAGACCTCGAGGTTCAGCTCGAGCGAGTAGGCTTGGATATCACGAACGTCTACTGGGCACACGCTAGTAAATGCAAGACATTTGAGGTTAGTCCGACAACGAAAGAGATCAAGGTCTGCGCTACGGACTACCTCGAGAAGGAGATTGCTCACGTCAAGCCGAAGTATATCCTCGCTCTCGGTAATGAAGCGCTGATTGCTACTGCCGGCAAGACGGGGATCACCAAGTACCGAGGTCGAGTTCTCAAGCGACCTGATGGTATCGAGGTGATCGGCACTGTCTCACCCTCGGCCGTGAAGCGAAACCCAGGCCAGATGCCAGCATATCTCGCTGACCTTCGACTCTTCGCCAACAAAGTTAAGGGTCGTAAGTCGGGCATTGATTCGCCGAAGTGGCTCTACGTCAAGACCAAGGATGATCTGCGTAAGGTCAAGAAGGCACTCAAGTATACGACAAGGATCTTCTTCGACATCGAAACTGTCGGAGTATACTACGAGCCAGATGCCAGGATCGTATCGATTGCTGCAGTATGCGAGATCGAGAAGGATGATAAGCGAGGATACTTCGTCTTCGCCATTCCACTCAGCCACCATCAGTCACCCTTCAGAAATGCCTGGAAGTCGATCCTACGCTTCCTGAAGCCTGAACTTGAGGCGATCCCTCGAGTTGTTGCGCACAACTCTTCGTACGACTGCAAGTGGATGCAGTACTTCGGTATCAACATGGAGCCGACCTTCGATACCATGTTGGCCATTGCGATCCTCGATGAGAACATCCAGAAGGGGCTGAAGCCGCAAGCGATGGCTCGGCTAGGTGTGGAGCCGTGGGGCATCGACACGAAGTCGCTGGATTCACAGGACATCGCTGACATCCTCGAGTATAACATGCTCGATACCTGGTACATGTATCACGTCTACAAGCAGCTGGTCGAAGAGCTGAAGGCAGAGCCGAGGCTTGCCAAGATCTTTATGAAGCTGACGATGCCCGCACAGCGCGAGTTGATCCCAACAGAGATCCGAGGAATTTGGATTGATGTACAGCGGCTCAAGGATCGCAAGCCGATAGCCGAACAGAGGTTGATCGAGATCGAGCAGCGAATTCGTGACGCGGCTAATTTGCCAAGCCCCGATAGCGACCACTGGCCGGCTCGGTACAAGCAACTGAAGTCGGGGCCAAAGCGTATGCCCCTGGCTGAGAATTTCAATGCCTCGATGTTCGCCCGATGGATGCTCTTCGAGTGGTGCGGGCTACCAGTCATCGAGCGGGGCAAGGAAAAGGCTGATGGTTCACCGGGCGACCCGAGCATGGCCGAAGGTGTCCTTATGGCGCTCAAGAATGAGCATCCAGTGGTGCCTCATATGCTCGAGCGAGTGACGGCGAACAAGCACATCTCCTCATTCTTCAACCCCTACTCTGAGCTCTACGACGAAGAGCATCGAATCCACACCAACTTCAAACTAGCGGGTACGGTCACGGGTAGATTGAGCTCGGGCAAGGATGATGCCGATAAGATCACTGGTTCTCGAGGTGATCGGAAAGGCGTAAATCTACAACAGGTACCTCGTGACCCATTCATCCGAGGGCTGTTCGGGGCACCACCGGGCTGGACATTCGTTGAAGCTGACTACTCCCAGATCGAACTGAGGGTGGCAGCATATCTCGCCGACGAGACGAACATGAAGCATATCTATGCAACAAACGGTGATATCCACACCATTACCGCTGCTCGCGTTGCCGGCATCCCCGAGTCTCAGGTCGAGAAGGAAGTTCGGAAGAAGCTAGGTAAGCCGGTCAACTTCGGCTTTCTCTATGGAATGGGTTGGCGCAAGTTCATCCAAACCGCATTCGAGAACTACGGCGCAGAGTTTACTGAAGACGAGGCACAAGGCGCACGAGAGACATACTTCCGCCTCTACCCGAAGCTCTTGCCCTGGCACGCTCGACAGCGACGCTTGGTGAATAAGTACGGTAGGGTGCAGAGCCCTCTGGGACGCATCAGGCATCTCCCCGATATCTACTCGCCTGATCAATCGGTGCGCAATGAGGCGGAGCGCCAGGCGATCAACAGCCCAGTTCAAGGCTTTGCCTCGGATCTCGCGGTATTCTCGATGATCCACATTAATCGAGAGTTCAGGCGACTCAACCTTGCTGCGCATTGTATCGGCCTTGTGCATGATGCTATCAACTACGAGGTCAGGGATGACCACCTGGCACAGGCATTGCCGATCATCAAGGATACCATGGAGGATATGCTCCTCCTGGAGAAAGAATTCGGGGTACATGTAGATATCCCGATTGTAGCTGACCTCGCAGTGGGGCAGCACTGGGGTGACAAGACCGAGCTCACTCCCGACCAGGTATACGACTTCAGAATGGAGTACAAAGGTGAATGATGAAGACAAGAGCCCCCAGGTTCTCGAGGCAGAAGCTGAAGTTCTGAACTCACTCGAGAAGCTGATCGCCGCCATCCGCTCGCAAGAGGGTGTGGGATCTTTCCCTTCCACTATCTCGGGGGCGCTTGTCCTCGTCGACTACGACACCCTCATGGAAGATGGGTACGGCGGATCGGGCACCCTGATCCATCCGATGGGTCGGCGCACTCAGATGATGGGGCTTCTTGCCGAAGCAGAAACTCGGTTCAAGCTAGAAATCTTCCAGGATTACTCGGGTTGACAGGGTAATACCAAGTCGATATAGTGATGCCATCACCAATTGCTACTACCCAGAAGGAGGGATTACAATGGCACGCAGAATTCGCGCAAGAATCCGGAAGGACCGCTGCAAGCGAACTGGCAAGGTTAGCTTCGTGAATGAGCTGGAAGCTAAGATGGCTCTAGCAATTCGCCAGGCTAATGACAAGGGAGAAATTCGGACCTATCGCTGCGGTAACCACTGGCACTTGACCTCGCAGGAAAAGCGACACGAGGATTGACATCTCAGGTTCTAGTTGATAAGATCGAGGCACTCTTACTTCGCTGAAACTCAAGGACTACTCTCCATGCCACATTTGTCAGAAGGGGATCAAGCGGAAGCCACGAACTGGCTTTACTTCGATCCGGATGCCCGTGATGGCGAGGGTGCCGGAATCTCCACCCACTCGATGCTCAAGACGTTCCGACGTTGCCCTAAGCAGGCGGAGTTTAAGTACGTCCATCGACTGAAGCCGAAGCGACTCGGCTCCCCCCTGAAGCGGGGCACCTGGGTTCACGCATTGCTTGAGTCATACCACAAGGGTGAAGACTGGCTCGCAGTCCACAAGCGATACTGTACCGAGTTCAATAAACTCTTCGACGAGGAGAAGGACTACTACGGTGACATGCCGACAGAGATCCTTCATCTCATGAGGTCCTATATCTGGCACTACAAGAATGACCCTTGGAAGTGCGTCGATGCGGAGTTCCAGCTCGAGGCTGAGCTGCCTGATGGATCGCTCTACCGAGGTAAGGTCGACATGCTGGTCGAGACCCAGTTCGGGCTGTTCTTGGTCGACCACAAGACCCACAAGACTTTGCCTGACCTCAGCTTCCGCCTTCTCGATGCCCAGTCAGCACTGTATCTCTGGGCGGCTCGACAGAATGGCATCCCGGTCCAGGGCTTCATCTGGAACTACATCCGATGGAAGGCGCCTTCCACACCAAAGCTGCTCAAGAGTGGAGAGCGGATCAGCGATGCCGCGTGCGACACTGACTACCCTACCTTCGTCCGGGCACTGAAGAAGTACAAGGAAGAGAACCCCCAGTTTAAGATTCGGCCGGAGGATCGACGAAGAGCCGAGATGCTGAAGAAGCAAAGGTACGAATTCGGGGAGCCTCAAACCTCGACCTTCTTCCAGCGTTCAGTACTCGAGAAGAGTGACGACATGCTCGAGCGGGTGCTGAAGGGTAACGTGCACACGAGTCAGCGAATGCACTCATACGACTTCAGCGATCCTGACACCGTCGAGAGGGTCGTAGAGCGAGGCTGTACCTTCAGCTGCTCATATACCGACCTTTGCACTGCGGAGCTGATGGGAGCGAACACGCGCCCTCTCATCAGGCAGAACTACACTATCGGTGACCCCAACGACTACTACCAAGATCGAGCCGGAGACAACCCAGAAAGGGAGGAGAGATGATGTACGAGGGTGAGAACTAATGGCTTCAGGCAAGAGCCTCGAGCTCAAGAAGATCCAGCGTCGTGAGCCCCAGAAGCTCTGTTCTTGTGGTAAGCCTTGGGCTGATCACCTCCGCAAGGACGGAAAGCCTCGGGCCCAGTTCGTCAACAACTCACGACACCGCCCCCCGGAGGAGTTCCACACGAACCGGGCACAACGACGGAGAATGCTCCGATGAAGTACCGCAAGAAGCCAGTCATCATCGAGGCAATGCAGTATCCTCGGCTGGACCAGGGAGCTGAAGGGCCACGCATGGCTCATGACATCACGGGCTGGATGAGCGACAATCTCTACCCGGGCTTGGTGGGTAATGCCCTCGAGCCGGACACGCTGCGATACCCTGACCAGGTCGACGGGGATGACTCTCGACCTGACAAGGGCTGGTACATCCGGCCCGACGACGGTGCGCTGATGATCCGTACTCTCGAGGGGGACATGGCTGTTAGGCCCGGCGACTATGTTATCCGAGGGGTGCAGGGCGAGTTCTACCCATGCAAGCCCGACATCTTCGAATCCAGCTACGAGAGGGCTGAGTAATGGCCACCAAGGACTACGCGGCTATAGCGCGACAGCGGATCACGCGGCCTGCCGATCACAAGCGGTATCCCAAGTTCCTGATTTACTCCCGGAACAAGAAGGGCAAGACAACCTTCGGCATCTCGGGGGGTGTGGACCAGACGCTGGTCCTCGATCCGGAGATGGGTACCGCAGAGATGAAGACCAAGAACCCCCATGTCTGGTCCATCGACCGATGGGAAGACCTGGAAGAGGCCTACAACTACATCAGGTACAGCGATCACCCGTACAAGTGGATCTGCGTCGACGGACTCACCAAGATGTCGAACATGGCGCTCAAGTATGTGATGAAGGTTCAGGAAGAGCGAAGTCTCGACCGGATTCCTGGCATGGTCCAGCAGCGAGACTATGGCAAGGCCGGCGAGCTCATGAAGGACCTGCTGACGAAGTTCCACAACCTGCCCTACGGGGTCGTCTTCACCGCCCAGGAGCGAATGGAGACTGGCTACGATGCCGAAGAGGATGAGGACTCTGAGGACGTCGAGGCAGTCTATGTCGCGGACCTGCCGAAGGGCGTACGAGGTGCAGCCAACTCAATCGTGGACGTGATTGGTCGGCTCTACGTTGTTAGGAATGACGAGGGTAAGGCTGAGCGCCGCCTTTGGATCCAAGAATCCGTTCGATATGATACTGGGTATCGATCGGACTTCGAGCTGCCGGACTACCTGGCGAAGCCAACCGTGGCTCGATTGACCCGGCTGATCCGCACCGGATCGGCTAACCCGAAGAAGTCCAGCTAGGGCCCTAGCTAGGCTATCCACGAAAGGAAAACCATGGTCAGCGCAAAGACCGTCGACTTCTCCAACGTCCGAGACGGCGGAGGTCGGTTCAACCGGAACCGCATCCCGGCCGGCGACTACCTCGCCAAGGTGATCAAGGTCGAGGACGCCGTCAGCAAGAAGGATGACACGTTCCAGTACCTCTTCAGCATCCAGATCTCGAGTCACCCCTCGCGCATCTTCCCCTACTACTGCAAGCTGCAGGAGAACCAGCTCTGGAAGCTGCGCAACCTGCTCGTCGCCGCCGGCATGACGGTGCCGAAGAAGCGCTTCAAGGTCGACCCCAGCAGGATCGTGGGCAAGCTCATTGGCGTCACCATCGAGGACGCGGAGTACGAGGGCAAGGAGCAGTCCGAGGTCTCGGGGGTCTTCCCGGCAGCCGAGCTCGCCGATGGCAATCTGCAGGCTTCGGATGTCGAGGATGATGACGAGGACGTGGACGGCGAGGCCGCCGACGACCTGGACGACCTCGACGACACCAGCTCGGGTGACGACGATGATGAGGAGGAGGAGGCGGAGACCGGCGACGAGTACGACGATATGGATCGTTCGGCTCTGAAGGCGGCGCTCAAGGCACGCAACCCCGAGTTCGTCGCCAAGAAGTCTCAGTCTGACGATGACCTTCGTGCCATGCTTCGCGACACGCCGGCTCAGGCCGACGACGAGGAGGAGGAGGCTCCTCCCGCGAAGCCCGCTCGGAAGGCCAAGCCTGCTCGCAAGGCGAAGCCGAAGGTGGACGAGGTCACCGACGACGAGCTGGATGAGCTCGACATCGACGACATCTGAGGGGATGACGCTATCCCTCAGTGGATAGCTTACCCGCTCTAGCCTCAGGGCCCTCGGTACTTCCCCGGCCGAGGGTTCTTTGGCGTGCCGCCTTGACACGGGGGTGTGGGGGGCTTAGCATTGAGGCATGACCACATACACCAACCCCTACCGCCTCAACGAGACGAACCCCCTCGAGCTGACCTCCCACACCCACGAGACGGTCGACTTCTCTCTGGGCAACATCGATCTCAGTGACCCTCGACTGGTCTCGATCAACCGCCTCCGCCTGCTCACCGAGCCCGGCTACCCCAACTACGACATCAGCTACTGCTACGGTACGCTTGACGATGGTACGCACGTCCGGGTCGACCTCGGGGTTAGCCACCTCTCTCGGCGCAACATCAAGGGCGAGCTGATCCAGCTGGCCAAGGATGCTGGGCGATTCGCCAAGGGGCTCGGACTCCTCGACGAAAGCAACTGGTCGATCCTCCGCGGTTAACCTTCGTCAGTAGATCCTCTCTCTGCTAACGCGGAGAGGGGATTTGCTATGTGTTTGCTGCGCACGCCGAGCGATGATAGGATCGCTGAGTTAGATGATGCAGGTTGCTCCCTAAGCGCCTCACACATGCTGCTAGGGGCGAGGGGGCGACCTGCTCATTACGTCACACAAGGAGAATCCCATGGCTCAACCCGAGGCTCGTCTTTCCCGGGCTATCATGGCGGCTCTCCGTGCAGAGGGTTGGTTCTGCTTCAAGGTGCACGGGAGCGAGTTCATGATGGCGGGGCTGCCTGACATCATCTGCTGCGCCGAGGGCAAGTTCATTGGCTTGGAGACTAAGCTTCCCCACACCAGGGGAAACACGTCGCCCCGGCAGGAACTCGTGCACTCACAGATCAGGCACGCCGGCGGCGTTGCACAGGTGGTCTGTTCTCCCGACGAGGCAGTAGCTGTAGTAAGAAAGGCCCTCTCTGATGATGCTTGAGATGACTGAGCAGGAGTACCAGGCGGCCGTCCTGCGGTGGCGCCGGTCTCTGAGCGACGCGGCAGTGCGTGAGCTTGCCAGCGAGTGGAAGAATGGCAGCCGCGAGCCCGCGGCGATGGACGCGGCAATGGAGGCCATGCATCGTTGGCCGACCGGTCATGTCGCTCGCGCAGTGAAGCGTCAGGGAGCGCAAGGATCGACGCTCAATGATGTGATGAGTGATTATGCAGTGACGGCGTGACAGGCGATTAGGGAGCAATCTAACTGCCTTGACGCATACCTGCACGATCATCGCTCGCTCGCAATCGGGCTCGATCATGCGGCGCACACACCAAGTAGCCCCTCACTCCTAACTGGAACTGAGGGGCTGCTCGGTGTGGGAGATCAGTCGTCGAGGTAGGGCTCGCTGAGGTTGACGTACTGGGGGCCTCTGTAGTTGCCTGAGAGGCCGACCACGTGCGTCGCGCCCTGTGCCTTCACTCGCTGCAGGGCGGCGATCAGGGAGTCAACCTCGATCTTCGCCTCAGTAGCACTGTACTCGACCTCGCCGGCGTCGATGTATGCGATCCTCACTTGTCCTCCTGGTTCATCCGTCGGACCTTTCCGGTCTCGATGTCCATCATGTACATGTCGCCGACCTGGGGAAAGCCCATCCGCTCGTACCGCCGGCGGAGGAACTCACGCATCGGGATCATGATCAACGCGTCATCCGGGGCGTGCAGCTCCTCCTTGCACTCGGGGCAGTCGATGGTCACGTGCATGAGATCGACGGGGGTGTTCACTGATGGGTGCTTGAACTCGAAGCTCTCGTTGCACGAGGAGCAGATGACGGTGATCGGTTGCATTAGTTCTCCTTGGTCGCCTCTTCAAGCTTCGCCTGGCACCAACCGCAGAGGCCGGTAACCTGGAACTCCTGGTTTTGCTTGTGGCTGTCGATGTGCCCCCGCATCAGCGCCCCGTAGGCGGTGAAGAAGGGGAACGTAAAGTACTGGCACCACTTGCATCGGTACTCATCCAGCTTACTATTCTGCTGGTAGTGAGCCTGGAGCTCAGCGGCGTAGTTCCAAGCACCCATGGGAATGTTCGGCAGGGGCTGCTCGTTGGTGATGAGGGGGTTCGTCGGGTCGAAGTGCATGCTCTATCTCCCTAGGATACAGCGTGGGGCCGAACCGTTATTTGCGTGGTTCGGCCCCAGTAGATGATCAGCTGTCGAGCTCGAGATCGTCGTCGTCCAGCTCGATGTCCTCGATGTCATCGAGCTCGTCCTCGTCGGGCTCCTCGTCGTCGAGCTCGAGCTCCTCGACCTCCACCTCTTCGACCTGAGCCTGTCGCTCACGAGCGGCGTCCTTGGTCTTGGTGCGACCGGTGCCCGGCGTACGGGTTCGCTTGGTCGAGTTCCAGGCATCGAACTCGGCCTTGATCTTCTCGAAGTCCGAGGCGTTGAACTCGTAGCGACCGCCCTGGCCGACGGGCTCAACCGTCGAAGCCTTGGAGCGGAAGAACTTCCGCAGGTTCTTTGCGTCGGTGCCCAGTCGGGTGGCGACCTGCTTGGCGGTGAGGGTATCGACCGGCTCGCTGTCGTCCTCCTCGTCGTCCACCTCGTCGTCCACCTCGTCATCCTGGGCCCGCTCGATGGCGTCGGCGACCTCATCGAGCGTCATGTCGTCGACCTCGTCGTCCTCCTCGTCCTGAGCTTCGCCGGCCCGCTCGGTCTCGAGCTCGACCGCCAGGTCATAGAGCTCCTGCTTGCGGAGACCCTTGAGGTCGTCGACCTCGTAGTCGTCGGCGAGGAACTCCTTGAGCTGGGCGATGGTCATGTTCTTCAGGGCAGTCATTGTGGCAACTCCTTGTTGGGGGTATCGCCCTCGGTGATGTTGGCGATGGCATAATGCTATGGGCGATGTGCCACCAGATCAAGGCAAGGAACCAACAAGTTCGTGTTAACTGGATCACACCATCCCTGAGGCCGAGATCACCTGGTGGGTCATAATCCATGCGTCCTGGTGCTGATGTTCCTCGCACCAACTAACTCCCCAGTGAACCTTGCAGATACACCTAGGGGTGAAGTCGTGGTCGAACTCGTCATGGATCGGCACAACGTGTATCTCAGTCTCAGATACATGAATGACCGCCCAGGCCTCATCCATGACTAACTCTCTTGTCCCAGAGGGTGCGAGGTGTGGTCATGCAGCCCGCCTCAGGTTCACGAGGCGCTCGCTCACCCCGCAAATGGTGCATCGGAGCAGTGTCGGATCGATCATCACCCCGCCGAGCTTCTTGCTCGTCAGCATCTGGTGAGTATCGAAGAGTCGAAAGATCGTGGGCCGCCGGCAATAGGGGCACCAGTGATGAGGCTCGATCTCATCCATCGGAATGGTCGGCTTCCACACCACCTGTCGGGTGATGGGGATCTTCTTGCCCGACTCGGTGGTGTGGAACTTGCCCTTGATCTTCACCGTCTTGAGCGGCGGCTCGAAGTCGAAGCCCGGGCACCCAAGCGCTGCGTCCTGGAGCGTCGGCAACAGCTTCTTCAGCACGGCGAATGCTTCCTGGTATGTGGAGAACCGCTTCATCGCCCACCTGTTCGACCCCCTCTTCAGCACCAGCAGGCGCCAGGGCTTGTTCTCGGGTCGGTAGTGCGCGGGCAGCTTCGGGACCTTGCAGAAAAACTTACGGTAGGTGGGGTCCTTGAGCAGTTCGTGGATCGTGATCATCGGTTCTTCCTGTAGTCGGGGGGCTGATCGAGCAATGTCGGTGATGCCTTGGTCGTGCAGATATCTTACCACCCTGGTTGTGAGTCGTCAAGGCGAGCCAACTTGACAGCTTGGATATCCGCGTTATATCGTTATTTCGTTCGTCTGCTCAAAGACGAAAAGCCCATGTACTCAAACATACGGGGAGCAAGTCTTGTCGAAGAACCAAGTCACGAACAGCGTGAGATATCGCCTAGGATATGAGCAGGGCTTTGCCGATGCGAAGAAGGTGGTACTCGACGAGCTAGAGAGTATCGTGGTCAACGACCGTTCACTGAAGCGCGGCTCTCCTCAGTACAATTACACGCTCGAGCTGACACGCAAGCTCGCGGCGAACATGCGCGAGGCACAGCCGGAGTATGTTACGGGGAAGCTCCCGAATGCCCAGTAAGGCAGAGGTCGAGAAGTACCTCCGTATTATCTCGATGGCATGGGGTCGTAAGCAGCGGGGGTACGTGTTCTTCCCTTGGATCGACCGCGACGCTCAAGTTAAGACTGGGTCACGGAGGGCAGGGTTCAATGAGGGACCCGCGTTCAAGTGGCCGCAGGAGCGAGAGAAGATCATCGACCACATGCTCGCGCATGTCAACCATGATCTCTACTGGTCGACCTCGATGTTCGAGTATCCTATGCGCCGCGAAGATGTGGCGATGGATGAACACGCCCTCTGGGCAGATCTCGATGCAGTCGATCCCAGCACGCTCGATGAGTACCCGCCAACTGTCGCGTGGGAGTCATCCCCAGGTCGCTATCAGGCTCTCTGGGTAGCATCTGCAGGCGATTTCCAGGGAGCTAGCTGGCCGGGCAATGAGAATCAGCGGATGACCTACTACATCGGGGCGGATGCCTCGGGGTGGGATACGGTTCAGCTGCTGAGGGTGCCAGGCTGGGCGAACCACAAGCCGGAATACAAGCGACCCGA